TACCTCCGACGCCGCTACGGAATCTCCGAGGCCGAGTACGAGGCGATACTTGAGTTGCAGCAAGGTGCCTGCTTCATCTGTGAGAAGGTGCCCAAGCCCGGTCAACGGAGGCTTCACGTTGACCACCTGCACGTACTGAAAGACAAGAAGCAGCCTCCGGAAGAGACACGGAAACGAGTACGAGGATTACTGTGCTGGGGATGCAACGGAGCCATCGCCAAGTTCAAAGATAGCATCACTTTACTTAATGCAGCATCCGCGTATCTTGAAGAGCTACCGGCCCAACAGATACTAAAGGGAGACATAGATGAGTAAGCAAATTGACCACACAGGTGACAGAGTCGTATTCGATATCGAAGTGTCACCCGCTGAGTACTGGCTGTGGAAGGGAGGGTACGGCATCAACGTACCGACAGCCAACCTGCTAAAGGAACCGGCGGTGATCTGTATCTCGTACCAGTGGGAGGGGGAGAAGGAAATCCACCACCTACAGTGGGACAAGAAGCAGAATGATAAGGCGATGCTGAAGAAGTTCATCCCTATCATGCAGAAGGCTGGTACTATCATCGGGCACAACTCAGACAACTTCGATATCAAGTGGCTGCGTACCCGCTGCCTCTTTCATCGGCTACCTATGCCGCCTGAGTTCATCACCATAGATACGTGGAAACAAGCGAAGAAGTACTTCAGGTTCCAAGGTAACGGCCTCAAGTACATCGCTAAGTTCCTCGGCCTCGAAGGTAAGATCGAGACAGGAGAGAACGCTAAGCTGTGGCAGGAGGTGGTGTACAGGAAGAGTGCCAAAGCTATGAAGGAGATGTTGCGTTACTGTGACAGGGATGTCGATCAGACTATGCGCGTCTATGAAGCCTTCCTGCCCTACGTCAACACCGTGGGACACAAGGGTAACAGCATGACTGACTGCCCGCACTGTGGTGGAAACAACACCAAGTGGGAGAAGGATCGCACGACTCAGAAGGGTGGCCAGCACACACAGTTCAGGTGCCATACCCCGAAGAAGAATGGCAAGGGTATTTGTGGGAAGTACTCACAGGTAGCCAGTAGTAAATGGTACAACGACACTCCAATCAAGAAGCGCCGAGGTGAGAGTAAGTGAGAGAGGAGGTATCTATGAGAGTTTATCTATGTGGACCGATGGCAGGTTGTACGGATGAGGAGGCAGGGGCGTGGCGTAAAGCTGCAACCCTACACCTCAACAGCTATGGTATCACTACCCTAAACCCAATGGATCGCGACTACCGACACTATGATTACCGTGATGATCCGAAGGCTGTGCTGCCTGAGCTGGTGGAAGAGGATAAGATCGACATCGAGATGTCGGACGTGATCCTCTGTAACTTCACCAAGCCTAGTACTGGCACAGCTATGGAGCTGATCCTGGCATGGCAGAAGCATAAGAGGGTGATTGTTGTGAACCCTAATGGTTTGGATCTGTCGCCTTGGGTGTGGTATCATTCTCATGAAGTCTATGAGAGTATGCACGAGGCGTATGATCACATTGTAACTTTCAACAACAGAATCCGTAAGTGAGGCGTAACTGGAGAGAGTGGTTCGCACCCCCTGATGGGGAGGAACCCTCCGAGCAGCAGCTCAATGATCAGGTACGTAGCCAGTCAGGAGCTGGGCACCAAGCGGAGCATTCATCCAAGTGGGCGATGCCGCCTCCCGCCACGCCTAAGTGCGTGGCATGTCAGGCTGACATGAGTTTCGATGATGGTATGTACATCATGATCAGCACTGACTGGCGGATTCATATCTCCTGCTTTGATGAGGTGATAGAACGCCACTTTGAGGATGGTGAGGTGATCGATCTTACCACAGGACAGATCCATAAAGTTGATGAGGATGTGCAGAAATAGTTGCAATCCCTAGAAATAAAAGCTATAATAGAACCAAGGAGAAAGACATGACTGACATGGTGAACAGCCCGTCCCATTACAACCAGAGCAACATCGAATGCATCGATGCTATCCGCGCCGCCCTAGGCGAGGAAGGCTTCGTACACTACTGCCGAGGTAACTCCATCAAGTACAATTGGAGAGCAGGCCACAAGGTAGATGAGAAGGAAGACCTCAAGAAGGCTGCATGGTACAGCAAGATGGCCGCAGGGGATGACCCTCGCTATCGACCCTCGGCTCCTAACCTACCGCCTGTCCACGGCGTAGTATGGTCAACCGGTGGGGATGAAAACCTCGTACCCTCTCCTACTAGGCAGGAGAGGCCGGTGGTTATCAACACGAAAGAACAAACAGTTAGACAGTTGACACCAAAAGAACAAGAGGTGGGAACTCCTGTGTTACTAGAAGATAATGAACAACTGTCTATGATGTTCTGCCCTCCCGAGTGCGACGACCGTCGTATGGATGGTAGCCGAACGAATGAGCGGGACTAATGACATACGACCGTAGCCTCAGCCTCGCACGATGGGACGCCTTCTTTATGGAGATGGCATACCTCGTTGCGTCTAAGTCTAAGGATCGGTCAGTGAAGGTAGGGGCAGTAGCGGTAGGAGAGGGTAACACCATGCTGTCGATGGGGTACAACGGCTTCGTCCGGTTCGCAGATGATGAAGACGATGCCCGCCACGAGCGCCCTGAGAAGTACAACTGGACTGCCCACGCTGAGTTGAACGTGATATGTAACGCAGCCCGCAACGGCACCAGCTTGCTGCGTGCCACGATGTACGTCACGTCACACCCCTGCATCGAGTGCGCCAAGGCCATCGTGCAGGCAGGGATTGAGGAGGTAGTACTCCCCTCCAAGGAAGATGACGCCTTCTGGCAGAACGGAAGGTGGGGCGAATGGGAAGACAACTTCAAGAAGGCCAGAGAAGTCATGACGGAAGCAAACATAAGGATTATTGACCATGTCATTTGATAAGAAAGGCAACTGGATAGGTAAGACTAAAGAAGAGGTCGAAGCTTTCGAGGCCACATTAGAAGAAGAAGTCCAAGTCCTTCCCAAGGAACTGCAAGAACAGTTCGATGCCTTGGGTAACAGGATCCTAGAGGGCAACCAATCTCTTATCAAGTCTAATGAGAATCGAGCCAAGGGTTTCTTCGGGATCCTTGGTAAGGGTGTCCAGCCTGTAGACATCGTGATCCCTGTGTACGGTGGGCTTCATGTCCTCGTCCACTGTCTCAGCTCAATACAGGCTCGTACTACGTGGCCCCACCGCATCATCCTCGTTGATGACTGCTCCCCTGACGACGCCACTAAGGTTTGGCTCGCTGCCTGGGGCAAGGCTAACCCGCAGCACACTGTGATCTTCAACAAGAAGAACCGAGGCTTCGCAGCCACAGTCAACCGGGGTATCGAGGCAGGTACCGGCAACTACATTTGCGTTCTCAACACGGATGTGATTGTCACGCAGGGCTGGATGTTCAAGATGATAATGGCGCTGGAAGCAGATGAACGTAACAAAATTGTCAACCCCTGCACCAACAACACTGCTCTTATCAGCATCCCCCTTCAGGAAGGTTACGACTACAACGATATGAACCGGGCGCTTGAGTCTCTTTCTGCTCATAGCTACCCGCAGGTTATGCCGACTGGCTTCTGCTTCATGATGGAGCGCTCTCTCATTGATGAGATCGGTGCCTTCGATGAAGGGTATGTATCCTACGGAGAAGAGACAGACTTCTGGATGCGTACCATCACCCGTATCGTAGATGGGCGGGTGTCTAACTGGAGGGCTGTGCTGGCGGACGATACCTATCTCTTCCATGAGAGGGGTACCTCGTTCAGCGTGATGGGTGACGAAGAACACATGGGTTTCCGTAAGTCAGGAGCCGCAAGGTTCCACAGCATCTGGCCTGGGTTCAAGGCATGGGAGCGGACCTTCAACACCACAGAAACCCTGAAGAATCTACGGGCACCCATCCCCACTGATAACATCAAGAAGGTTAATCCGAAGTACAGAATTTGTTTCGTTGTACACAGCACAGAGAACTGTGGTGGCATGAGGGTGATCGCTGATATCGTCAATACAATGAACGAGATAGGGGTCGAGGCCAAGGTAGCTCACATCAAACGACCAGACACTAAAGACGTTCCGCCCCTCCCTGCTTTACGGTCAGCCCCTATCATCTTTGAGGGCCCTGCTGACTTCGTTACCAACTTCACAGAGCGGGTGTTCAGTGATGGTATTGTGGTAGCTGGTACAGGTGAGCTGATGTCAATGGTTGCCTCGGTCACCCTTGGTGAGCCTGGGCTTACATCTGTTCACTTCTCTCAGAGCGATGATCTTGGTATCGCCCCCACTACTGCCTTGAAGAAGACCATCGGTGCGGCCAACAAGCTGGCAGGCTACACCATCACCAACAGTAAGTGGACAGCCAAGAAGATGGCGAAGTCCCACAAGGTAAGCGGCCATGTCAACATAGGCTACGACGACCTCATGTTCTATCCAAAGGGTAGAGATCAAGGTGATGAGCGCCCCACCATACTCATCTCCCTAGGTAACAAGGTCTATCCCTTCAAGGGTAATGATCGTGGCATCGAACTGGCTAACGCAATCCAGGCGTTGTGTAAGAAGAATAAGAAGGAAGTCAGGATCCTAGCCAACGGTGTGGATTCAGTGCAGGGTTCGCCTTGGATCATAGGACTAGGTATCATGTCTCAGACGCGCTTCGCTAAGGTACTGGGAACAGAGGTGGATGTGTACTGTGACCCTGCTCACAACCACAGCTACGGCCTACCTTCTCTGGAGGCGATGGCTTCGGGTGTTGTGCCTGTATGCTGGAACAACAAGGGTATCGCCGAGTATGCCACCAACGACGTAGATGCCATCTTCGTCAACAACAAAACGACACCGGAGGTACTGGCTGATCGTATCTACAACCTCCTGTTTAATGAGCCCAAGCGCCTAGCTACCTTGAAACAACAAGGGCAGAAGACAGCGCAGAAACTCCTACGCCAGTTCGGTGTACACAACTTCATCAATCTCCTAGAGGATACCCTTGGCCTCAAGACAGAGCCAAAGGATATTGCCATCATCACACCCCACCTCCGTAAGCACGGTGGGCCTACAACAATCATGAACACAGCCAACGCCCTCAAAAAGGCAGGGCACAACGTGGCTCTCTATACGATCTACACGGACGTTGACCCCGCCATCCAGAACTTGTGTGAGGTGCCGCTGCGTGTGGATTGGAAGAACATCCCTCCGTGTGATGTGTTGATTACTAACTCAGACAACGAACATAACAAAGAGTTCATTGAGATGTCACACATCAAGAAGAAGGTGATGCTGAAGCTGTCACACAACCCCAGGTTCCAGTCACTTGAGGCTGACTCGTTGAACCTGAAGTGGGACGCCATCGCCACCAGCACGCAGTGGTTGAAGGAAGCGTGCGAGAAGGTGACCGACGGGTGGGAGTACAACACTCACAAGAATGCTCAGCGTGTAGGCTGGTACCATTACGGCCATGAACAGTTCCATACCGCCGCAAACCGAAGGCACTACGGCACTAAGGAAACAGGCATCACGATCGGTACACTGATCCACGCTCACCCCCTCAAGGGGTCACAGGAAGCGTTGTTGGTTATGGAGGCGCTGCTCAAGGAGTACCCCAACAAAATCAACATGGTAGGGGTAGGTGAGGTACCGAACTTTGCAAAGACGAAGCCACCGTGGATGAACTATGTGTGTGGTGCTAACCGAGCAGAGATGGCTCAGGTTATGAGTCAGGTAGACATCTGGCTTGTCGCGTCACACTCTGAAGGTCTAGGGCGCATGACATTGGAAGCTATGTCCGCTGGGTGTGCCATCGTGTCTACCAATACAGGTGCTGAGTTCTTGAAGAACGGAGAGAACTGCTTGCTCGCTGATGTGGGTGATGTACCTGCCCTCACTAGCGCAGTAAAGAAATTGTACAATGACTCCAATCTAACCGAGAAGCTTGTAAGGAATAGCCACACTACGGCAGCGAACGTAGCTGACCCGAAGCATTACATTGATACTTGGAATAAGATCATAGGAGATTTGTTTTGAATAGAATAGAGATGATGGATCTGATTGAGGAGAGATTTCTTAAGTCGGACGCTGGTGATTTCAACTCCGTTGACCACGCTTTAATTGTCGCGGCATCAGCTCTTCAGTACTTGGCTAATCAATGCGAGGGAGAAGATGATGGACCCGAGAGTAAAGACACTGATTGAGGATGTACGCCGACGACATATTCCGTTGTTCGACCGTCCTGCTCACGGAGCGGAGGTAGCAGAGGCGTACTGCTACGGGTGCAAGGGGCTGGAGTTTGATTGCCCTGTCTTGAAGGCAGCAAAGGAGCTGGAAGATGACAACCAGAGCAGTTAGTATCTGCACATACAACCGAGGCAAACACCTCGCTGAGGTTATCGAAGGCGTACTATCCACGGTGCCTAACGATACGGATGTGTTCGTAGTAGACGACGGTTCTACAGATGGTACCGGTAGTGAGGTGGATGAGTTCACCGCCAGTGGTGTCAAGTACTTCCGTGGCCCCAA